ATGTTGGGACTTACACCGTCGCAGATGACGGAACGGTAACAATGGGGACGCCATACCATCAGAAGGGTGCTGTCTCATTCAGCCCGGAACAGGACTCCGATAACAACGTCGCATACGCTGACGATATTGCCTACTGGTCTGAATACACCGAAGGGCCGTTCGAGGGCGATCTCGAGGTCATGCTTTACGATGATGAATTCAAGACTCAGTTCCTGGGTTATGTTACGACGAATAAGGGCGGCATCGGGCAGGTCAAGAACCCGATCAAGCCGAACGTTTACATCGCGTTCGAAGTTAAGGGCGACAAAGAAAAAAGAAGGTGCATCTTCTACAACTGTTCGCTGGGTGCGATCACTAGAGAGTACAACACTATCGAGGAGAACAAAGAGCCAGTTACAGAGAAGCTCGGGATCACTTGCACGGGTGACGATGCGTCCGGTCTGACGAAGGAGACGCTGAAGCCGGGAGACACCGGTTACGCAACATTATTCACGGAACCAACGGCGCCGGGACTGGCAAGTTAGGAATCAAGGCGGAGCTATTCGGCTCCGTCTGTTTTTCTATAAGGAGGAGACAATGGAGAAAATCATCAAGATCGGAGATAAAGAGGTCAAGCTCAATAACAACATGGGCTGGACTCTGGAATATAAAGAGCAGTTCGGGACAGACATACTCCCGAAGATCATGCCTCTGGTAGCGGGTGCGGTCGAAACACTTGCAGCCGTGATCGAAGAGAACCAGGGCGAGAAGTTAACGGCTCAGAGCTTAGCGGCGGCGGTAGATGGCAGAACGCTTGATTTGATGCTGCCGTTCATTCAAGTCGAGTTCGTTGACCTTGTCCTGTATGTGCTCTGGGCAATGGCGAAGAACGCGGACGAGACCATCGATCCGCCGAAGAAATGGCTGGCACAGTTCGAGACTTGCCCGCTCGATCAGGTCGTACCGGAACTGTACAAGTTCGCACTAAAAGGCATGGTAAGCTCAAAAAACTTGACGAGGCTGATGAGTCTGAAGGCGAAGCTGAAAGACCTCGAGATGATTCAGCCATAACTACAGAGGAGTTGATCCTTGCGGGCCTTGAGCGAGGGCTGGCCGTTTCTGATATGAGGCGGATGACTGTCGGGCAGTTGGTTGATTTCTGTATCAGTTACAACGAGCGACAGAAGAACGCCGATAAGCGAGCCGAACGAGAAGAAAAGCAGGGCGTTAAACGCAAGGCAACTCAGGCAGACATCGACGCATTTTTTGGATAAGGTGAAAAAATGGCGGGAAAAATTAAAGGAATAACCATTGAATTCAATGGCGATACAACAAGATTAGACAAAGCCTTAAGAAGCATCGACAAGGAGACACGAAGCATTGACCGCGAATTAAGCCAGGTCAATAAAGCGCTCAAGTTCAACCCGACGAACATCGAACTATGGAGACAGAAACAGACTCTTCTTAGTCAGAAAATCGAAGAGACTCGGAAGCGCATGGACGCGCTCAAACAGGCCCAGGCGAAGATGGACGCTGACGGAGTCGACAGAACTTCGGCCGAGTATAGGGAACTGCAGCGGGAGATCATCACGACCGAGTCGAAGCTGAACAACTTCGAAGGGCAGTTAAAGAAGATCGGCAACGTGAAGCTGAAAGTCGTTTCAGAACAGTTCAAAGAGCTGGGTGGCAAACTCGAAGCGGCCGGCCAGGCGATGCTCGGACTGTCTGCGGCTGCGGGTGCTGCGGTTGCCGGTATAGGAGCGATGACTTACAAGGCTGCGAGAGGCGCGGACGATCTGAACACTCTGGCGAAGGTTACCGGCATCGGCACGAGAGAGCTTCAAAAATACGGTTATGCTGCAGACCTCGTTGATGTATCAGTCGACGCAATCGCGAAGTCGAACCGTAGGCTCACTAAGAGCGCGTACTCTGCAGCAAATGGCGGAAGTGCTCAGTCAGAGGCGTTCAATAAGTTGGGCGTATCTGTAACTGACAGTTCCGGTCAGCTCCGGAGCACCGACGCGATCTTCAGCGACGTTATCAGCGCACTCGGACAGATGACGAATGAGACAGAGAGAGACGCCATCGCCCAGCAGCTAATGGGTAAGAGCGCAGCCGAGCTCAATCCGTTGATCGAGGACGGCGGCGAAACTTACAAGATGGTCGCCGATACGCTTAAGAAGTACAACCTCGACTACATCGACCAGGAGACGCTGGACAAGGCGAATGAGTTCAATGATAGCATCGACAAAATGAAGTTGTTAGGGTCTGTCGCAATAGCACAGGTCGGTTCGCAGTTAGCGGCTTACCTTGCGCCGGCAATCGAGAAGGTCGTTGATCTGGCCGGGAGGCTTGCTTCGTGGCTGGGAAATCTGGATCCGAGGATCTTGACAGTCATAACTGCAGTCGCTGGTTTCATTGCGGTACTGGGCCCGCTTCTTATCGGACTGGGTAAGCTCGCAACGGGTATCAGCGCAATAATAAACCTCGTTCAGATAGTAGGACCGGCGATCGCTGGTGTGGCTGGCCCGATCGGGATCGCGATTGCAATCATTGCCGCGCTGATCGCCATCGGGATCATTCTCTATAAGAATTGGGACGCCATCAAGGCGAAGATGATCGCGCTTAAGGACGCGCTGGTTAAAACATGGACGGACGTTAAAACGAAGGTATCCGCTCTTATTAACGGATTGAAGACGGCCGTTTCGAACGCCTTCAATGCGATCCGTTCCAGAGCGGTCAGCGCATTTAACGCCGTGAAGAACGCGATAACGCATCCGATCCAGACGGCGGTCAATGTGGTTCGGAACCTTGTTAATAAGATCAAGGGCTTCTTCAACTTCAAGGTGCACTTGCCGCACATCAAACTGCCGCACTTCTCTATCAGACCTAGAGGCTGGCAGTTGGGAGACTTGTTACAGGGTAGTATCCCGAGCCTCGGCATTAAGTGGTACGCAAAGGGCGGTATCTTCGACTCGCCGTCGGTCATCGGTGTAGGTGAGGGCACATCGTCCGAGGCGGTCGTGCCTCTTGATCGGTTCTGGAAGACACTCGAGAACATGAACACGGGCGACAATGTCACGATCAACGTCTATGCGACGCCGACCATGAACGTTAACGATCTTGCCACGAAGATAGAGCAAGTATTAGTAAGAAGAGAAAGACAGAGGCAGACGGCTTATGGAGTATAACGGTTTTAAGATAGGCGATTTAGATAGCCTCGATAACAAAATATTTTCAACTCAGAAAACAGTATACGATGCACCGGAGCGCGCCGTCGAGATGCTGACGATCCCTGGTCGTAACGGAGCCATTGCTCTCGATCAAGGCAGATGGGAGAACCAGCCCGTGACGTACCGGTGCGGGTGCTTCGCTGAATCTGACGAAAAGTTTGCGGAGAAGATAGCGGCGTTCCGGAGCAAGTTGCTTCTCAAGACCAGTTACGAGATTCTGACGGACTCATACAATCCGGACGAGTTCAGACTCGGGCTCTATCGGAGCGGATTAGAGGCTGATACTGTCAGCCGTAACCATGCCGGCGAGTTCGATGTGGAATTCGACTGTAAGCCGCAGCGGTTCCTGGTTAGCGGGAATGTTCCGAAGACGGTCGGAGAATGGGGCGAAACTACTAAGCTCAGCGGCGAGGTCGTCACGTTTGAAGCGGGTGAGGCTGACGCGTTCAAGTCTCTTGCCGTACAAATGTCACCAATCCAAGACCTCCACGGATACGACCACCCGTGGGTAGGCGGTGCGGGGAAGAATAAGTTCCAAAACACCCTTGCGTCACAAGCATTAAACGGGGTGACATTCACAGTAAATGCTGACGGTACAGTGGCGACAAGTGGGACAGCAAGCGGAAATGTTTCATCGCTGTTCTTTTCGCAAAATGTTGAGTTATTGCCGAGCACAAATTATATACTGTCGGGTTGCCCATCGGGAGGAACACAAAACACGTATCGTTTAGTGCTACTCATCAATGGCGAGCAGACCATTATCGATTATGGCAATGGGGCATCTTTTACGACTCCAGAAACAATAACGTCTGCGAAGGTATATCCCATTATACTAAACGGCACAAACATGAACGGGAAAGTGTTCAAGCCGATGATTCGCCTTGCTACCGAAACTGACCCAACATTCGCACCATACGAAAACCTCTGCCCAATCAGCGGTTGGGATAGTGTGGAGGCTGTAAAGGCTGGGAAGAATTTGCTTAAAGTGGACAGCGTTAACGCAATTGGAAAAGGCATAACGCAGACCCTTAACGAGGACGGAACAATCACACTTTCGGGCACATCTACGGCTGTAAACAACGGGCAGGCGATAAACGGCTCGGCTCGATTCATACTGCCCGCAGGAACTTACCGCTTTGTCGACATCGGAGAAGCGTCGAGCGTGTTCTATTATTATCTTCGTGTTTCGGGCAATTCGGCATGGATAAGGTCGGGGCAGACTTTCGAAGTACCCGAAGGCTCAAACGGTTGTTGGATTGTACTGTATTTCAAAGCAAACACGGCTGTTAGCGGAACGCACGGCTTGATGGTTGTCGGTGAAAATAGCACCTATGACACCTACGAACCATATCAAGGCACAACCCACACCGCCACATTCGATGAGACGGTGTATGGAAGCACGGTTGATTTGGTTAGTGGGGTGCTTACTGTGGATAAGGCGAAGTGTGTTTTAAGAGCCAATACCCAAGCAATCCAAAATGAATGGCGACAAAGTTCCAGTTATAAGGGCGGATTCTATATGCCAAACTATCAAGTTAGCTCCCGATTCGGGGCAAGACCAAAGGACAATGCTCCGTTCGTTTGTTCCCACGCTAAAACCGCAGAACGTATTTCGGAATATGTATATGGCACGTG